TCCCCGCGTTCTTTGTTAAATTTGCGGGTAAGCTTAAGTCCGATGGGTTGGCCATGCCAATCGCTGGTATCGTTGGCCGGTCCCAATGCGTTCATAATGCTTTTGAGTTTGCGGTTGCCAATTGCAACGGCTTCGGCTTTGGTGTGCTTACGAATCACATTGTCCCAAATCCGGCGCCCTTTGTGCGGGCCGTCTATTATCTCCCAAACCAATCCGATATACTCGCAACCGGTTGTTTCGGAAATCTTGTTGTTGCTTTCCACCAAAACCGCTTCAAAATTCCCGGCCGGTAAAGCCTCAAAGGATAGGCTCCCGTAATCGGCTTCCGAATCAAATCCAACCAGATTTCCCATTATGCAACCCCCATTTGTGCTTTTTGTAATTCCTCTTGAAACTTCCCCCAATCCAAGGGGATTTCCCTTGGAAGCTTGAACCGGCTTCCGGATCGGCAACTAGGCCCCCCGTCCAGCCGGATAATTCTTTGGGTTCCTTCGGTCCCCCCGATCCCGTGGGCAACCACCCGTTTTTTCTTGTCGGACTCTTCGGTTCCGATCCGTTCGCGGTAGCCCACGAACCCGACAACATCGGCCCATTCGATAATTAAACTGGTGAAGGCTTCATGGCCGCGCGGTTGCCAACGGTCGTAACTTGGGCCCTCAGGGTTGTTGAAATTTTTGGCGGCACTATGGCCGATCAAAAAAATTGCCATTCCCCTTTGGTCGCGCAAGGCGTCCAAGCCTTCCAGGATATCCCGAAGCTTTTCGGCCGCAACCGCGTACCCGTTTCCGTATCCCCCGCAAGCCTTCACAATGCTTGAAACCCTTTCCTTTTCCATAATGTCCGCATGGATCAACCGTTCCAACCCCGTGGTTGTATCCAGACAAACGGCTTGATATTCGTGGTCGGCTTCAAGTAGTTCGCGGATTGCCCCGCGTACCTCGTCCAGGGTATCAAGCTTGGGCGGAACATCGGACAAAAGCGCGTCCAATCCGTTTTCCGTGGGGAGAAAAATCACCCCCGGGCATTGGGCCACAAAAGTCGATTTGCCTAGTTTTTCGCCCCCATAAAGAAAAACCCTTGGCGGTTTCCCCTGGTTTTTTTCAATCCGATCCAAAAAGCCCATTATTTTTTCCCCCGAATAAAGCTTGGGTTGTCTTTCAATTTTCCGTTCAAAAATTCAATAAACCCTTTTGGGCTCTCAAATTCACAACCCTCAAAGCCAAGCAGAATCCGGCGGTACATGACTCCGGGGATTGGGACGATATTAAAGGCGCTTGCGCAAAGCGCATCCAAAAGCCGAACCCCGTGAACCGTGGTTGGCTCCACCTGGATTTTCCGGCGCAAAAGATCAAGGCTAACATCGAGTTCGCTTTCAAATGTTGCCAGCCAATAGCGGAAAGCCTTTTCGGAAAATTCCATCCGGACGGGGAAAACATCCCCAAGGGTGGGTTCGTCGGGTTCCGGAAATTCTTGTTTGGAAAATTCTTCTTTGGCAAATTCCACTTTGGCAAATTCTTCAAGCGCCCCGGCCATCCCCCCAACATTGGCGAAAAAATTTCCAAGGTCGACCAAGGCCCCGGGGGAAACCGTGCCTTTGCTAGCCCCCCCGTAGCTAATGGACTTGTTTTTCGAATCAATCAAAATCCGGATTCCCAAAGCTTCCAGAACCATTAGCCCGGGTTTGTCCGGGTCAATGGGCGGTTTCCCCTGGTGCACAAAACGGTAACCCCTTAGCATTGTTTTTCCCCCTCAAAAAAAACCTTTACAAAATCTTTCAAAAATTTTTCTTTGGTTTGTTTTTTGGTTGCGCGGTAGCCAAACCGGGGTTCCGCATAAATCAAACCGCTTACTTTCAAACACCCCAAAGCGTCCGAACAAACAACCTCAAAATGGCGGTTAAGGCTTTTGCCGTTTTTCAAAACAAAGGTTGCGCCCATCAACCTGATAGCAATAGTTTTAAGATCATTTATTTGTTCGGGTTGCCTTTGAATTAAATCAAAAACCATCCACAAAAATTCCTCGCGCATTATTGGCCCTCCCCGGCTTGCAAAAGTTCTTTCCGGACAATGGCAACTCGGGGGGGCGCCTCGATCCCCAAGCGAACCCGTCCGCCCCGGACTTCCAAAATTTTGATAACCGCAAGCACTTCCCCCACGGGGGTTCGCAATTCCAATTCCTCGTCCAGTCGTCTGGTAAGCGCAAGCATTCCTACTTTTCCTTTCTTAAAAGTATACTTTGTAAGCAAAAAGAAACCTTGGGAGATATTGGGCTTGGGCGGGTTGATAGATTTTGATTTTTAGGCGCGGGTCCGGGGGCGCCCAACTTTGCGGGGTTGGGAGGGCGGCGCCAAGGCTTGGGCGCGGTCGCGTTCGTGCCGCATTTTCAAAGCTTCGAGAACCATTTTTGAGGTAGAAAACCATTGGTCCGCAATTTTGATTGCCGGGATTTTTCCGGCCGCGCAAAGTTTGCTACGCGCTGCGAGTCCCCAAGCCGAAAGGGCGGCAATGGTTGAAATAGGAATCAAATCGGGGTTGCCCGATTCGAGCATTTTCCAAAGGGTTTCTTCCCGTGGATCAATCATAAGCTTTGCCAAATTGCGTGTTAAAAGGGTTGGCAATCCGGCCGAAGACATAGCGGGGAAATCCACCCCGCATAATCCAAGATAATTCCCCGATTGGCTTTGGTCAACAAAAAAATCTTTTTTGTTTTTTTTGCCTTTTTGCCCGGGCAAAAGCTTTACGCCTTGCATTGAACTTTCCTTTCCTGGTTTGTCTTTCTTCCGGTTCCCCGATTTTCCGGCACCAATTCACCGGGGTGTAGGGGGAAAGGAAAAAATTTTTGGCCCACCCCTGGAACAACCCAAACGGCCGTTCCATGGTTGTACATACAAACTAGCCTGTTGTGCGTACTGGGTCAAACAAATTTAAACAAAATTCATTGGCGGTTGCTTTTTGTTTTTGTTTGTGCAAAGATATAAAAAGAAAGGGGGTGATAATTTTGAAAGCAAGAAAGCCGGAACCGGGCAAACCCCCAAGGCCTGGAAAAACTTTGGGGGTCCGATTTTCCGGCGAACAGGTTGAAGCCTTGCAAAAAATATCGGCCCGGGAATATCGGTCGATTTCCGGACTAATCAAATTGGCTTTGTCCGAATATGCAAAGGCTAAAGGGTATTCCGATTGGCCTGAAGCCTAACGAAAAAAGCGGGGAAGGATCCCCGCTTTTTTTTGCTTTTTGAATTTGCCACAAACTTTATCCTATTTGCCGGCCTTAGCCAATTCTCAAAGCGGCGTCGGCAGCCTTGGTTCGTTCCCGGCTTAGATAGTGGCGCCTGGTAACTTCGGCGTCCTGGTGGCCAAGCAAGGCGCGCGCATGGTCTTCCCCAAGGGATTCCAGGGCAGCTTGGGCCGCGCGCTTTCTTAGTTGGTTGGGGCTCCAATGTTCCACCCCGGCAAGCTTGCAAGCGGCCCGGATCCGTGAAGCGTAGTTGCAAAGGTCGTGAAACCTTCCTTGGCGGTTTTGGCCTTGCGTGGGGAATAGGGGCGCGTCGGGGTTGATAGACTCAAATTGCCGAATCAGGGCTTGGGCCTTGGGGCCTAAGGGGATTTCGCGCCTATGGCCCCGCCAAGCGGTTTTGTGGGCCATAGGACACAACCACCAAATTTCCTCGTCCCTTCGGATATCTCCCCAACTTGCGCGGCAAACTTCCCCCGGGCGGCAACCGGTTAGCCTTTGGAAAGAAACCATGGAAGCCAAAACCCTGGACAAAAAGGGAAGGGTTTTTTGTATGGTCGAATCCGGAACCTGTTCCTTTAACCTGGATTCCGGCGCCCTTCCGCGACGAACGGCCCGGACGGTTTTGAGGCCAACCAAAATTTCGGGCCGCAAAAGTTCGGCGCGAACCCCCCACGAAAACACCTGCCGAACCTGGTTGCATATTTTGTTGATCCCTTGGCGCGTATGGCCTTTGGTAATCAGATGTTCTTGAAGCTTGCCAAGCTTGGCGGGACCAATCGCGGCGGCTGGCCAATCCCCAAAAAGTTCCACCAAATGGCGCACAACGCAACGCCAACTTGTTGCGGCCGTTCCGGTTGAATATTCGGTTTGGATGTGAAGCATAAACCGGGAACACAATTCCGCAACCTGGATGGAATCCAACCGGACTTCGGGTTGGGTTTCCTGGATCCCAAGAATCCTTCCGATCAAAAGGTTGTATTTGATTTGGGTTTCGGACGGGGGTTTTTTGTGGGAGGGTTCCCAAGGTCCAAGGTAGTGTCTTTTCCCTTCAAAATTCAAATAGTAACGGCCCGTTTGTTTGTGGATCAAAAGCCGGGGAAGCGCGGACATTGCGGGTAACCTCGTCGGGAATGTGTCAACTTGACACATTTTCCCCGAAATTTGGCCCCCTTTTGCAATCCGGCAAAAAGGCTCTAAGTTGTTGTTGCGTAAGACATTGCGCCCGAAGGGAGTCGAACCCCTAACCTATGGTTCCGAAGGCAGCCTATCTTACCCAATTTCCACAACGGCCAAACTTCAAAAGTTATTATACCGCAAGGGGTTGCGTCACAAAACCCAAAATCCCAAAAATGCTTTATTTGTCTCAAAAAGCCGGTTGCGGTGTGTCAAATGTGTCAAGCAAAAAACCCTTGGAAGATCCCCAAGGGTTTAAAATTATTTTGGTTTGGGCGCGTGGCCTGGTTTGCCGGAGGCGCGGGGAACAAACCCGGCAACCTCGGATTCGGCGATAAGCCAAAATGGGCCAACCTTGGTCGCTTTGATTCGTCCTTGGCGAACCAAAGTTCCTATCCGGCTATGGCTGACTCCAAGCCGGTCGGCGGCTTGGGCAACCGTCAAAAAATTGTTGTTCATTTTCTTATTGGTGCTTCCAGTCGGCCGCGTCCAAAATTGCTTCCCGGGCCCGTTCTTCTTTCGCGCTTTCCCATTCGGCTTGGAGTTCGGGGAATTCCTTTGCCATAATTCCCAAAGCCTCATCCATCAACCGAAAGTCAACTTCGGAAAAGTTTGCGTCGCAATCCTCAATTCCCCGGCCGTATTCCGCAACATATTTTCCATCCCCAAGCCAAACCCGATCCATGGAAAAAATCGAGATTTCCCAATGCGTCGGCTTGGTTTCGCTTTGGGTTGCGTGGATTTGGACGCGGCCTTCGGCATAATCAGAAAGGTTCACAACTATGGTATCGTTATTGCTCATTTCAAAAACTCCAAAAAAACTGGTTGCAAATGGGGTTCAAAACTTTTGCCCGCAACCCCGGCAAAAATTTCCACCCCCCGGGGATTTCCAGGGGGTGGGGTGTTTTTGGTTACGCGTAAAGGGCGTTTAAAAATTCCACAAATTCGGATTCCGGAACCCTTATTTCCAAAACTTTAATTGCCGCGTTGGTGACTGCATCTTCGGCATCGCCAAATTTATTGGCCAACAGTTGGATGATTTCTTTGATTTGGGTTGTTGGCAGGCTTTCCATTCTTGCGGCAATCTTTTCCATTTGCTTTCCCCTCATTTGTGTAAGGTTATAGTATTGCACGGGCGCAACACTTGCAAGGCCAAGCAATGGATTTTTTTAAAATTTCCGAAAACAAAAAAAAATCCGGGGGGGGTGCGGAGTGAACACCCCCCCCGGTCCCGTACACGCAACCCGGCTAGCCAACGACAACAACGGGAACCCTACGGGCGGGGTGTGTCTCCCTTCGGGTTATGTGGGGTGGAATCCTTTCCAGGGTTTGCGGGCTCCCCAACCGATACGCGCTTTTGGGTCGGGCTCTGCCCGGTTGCAACGGTAAGGGTTCGGGGGTCAATTGCCCTTCGGATATTTTGAAAGCCTTCAGGTATCCGCATTAGTCTTTTTCCGCCTGGTTCAAAATCAAAGTTTTGATTTCGGAAAGTTGGGCGGCCGTCCTGGTATGCCCTTCGGCAATTGCTCCGGTTAGTTCTTTGAGTTTGTCGGCCGCGTCCTCAAATTTTCCCATAGCACCGTCCGCGCGGTCGGCCAATTTAATGTGCTTGTCAAAGAGGATTAAAATCCTTTGTGAAAGTGGAACAAAAAAGAACCAGCCAACGGCAACCAAAATCACCGTTGACAAACCAAAGTCTTTGGCAACGGTTGTAAAATCAAAGGCGCTATCGGCTAGAATCATTTTTCTACCCCGCAATTTCGGCAAGAATTTTCAGGGCAAGCTTTAGGACCACGGGCCAAATCAGGCTAGCGGCCAACCCGCTCCCCACCGGGGGAACGGGGGAAACCAGTTGTTCCAGGGCGTTCAATTCATCCACCGGGCTTTGTCCGGGTTCGGCTTCCCCAACGGGAAGTTCCCCACCAAAGCGGCCAAGCCCGTAACCGGCGACCACCCAAGCGGCGTGGAGCAATTGGGGGATCTCAACCGCTCCACCCTTAACCTTGGCGTAAAGGGTCCGAAGTTCGTCCAAGGGAAGTTCGGTTGGGTACGCGTGCGAAATCGACATTTTCAACCCTTTCGGAAAGCCCCGTTCCAGGAAAGGAATACTTTTCCTTTTTTGCAAATTCCTGGAACCGGGGGAAGATCAACCACAATTAAGCCCGGAAAAGTCCAAGGTCTTTCGCTTGAACCCATCGGCGCCCGAAATGGCCCAACAGTCCCCGGACTTCAAATACCCGTCAAAGGGGTCTTCATCCACATAAAAGCAAGCCCCCGAAGGCATATCCGGGGTGGGCCCGGTCGCGGAGTTTGGCCCCCATGAATTGGCAATCAAAATTCCCGGGCGCCTACTGGTATGGCCCCGGTAACCAATTGCGGCCATACAATGCGACCAACGGCCGTGGGGGGTACAAAAGCCTTCGGCGTCGCGCTTTTGGGTGAAGCCAACATTGTTGGCAATCAGGATTGGGAACCCGTTCGCAAGCGCGCGATAGGCTTCCTGAATGTTCCTAACCTGGGAAATCCCCCGGATTAGGTGAAGCTTCCCTTCTTGCACCAATCCGGGGGGAGGCCCTTGCGCGCCCCATTGGCGGCATTGGTTTTCCGAATACGGGCCCGAAGTCGATTCGGCAACCAACCCGAATTCTTTCATCCCACGGGCAGCCCAATTGGCTTGGGATCCATCCCCGGAATAGGGGGAGCGTTTCCCGTTTCCACCAATCAAAACCCGGGAAACTCCGTAAATATAGGACGGGGAAACCCTGGTCCAGATTTCGGGATCCCCGTTTGCGATTTCCACCCCGGCCAAAACATGGAAAGCATTAGCGGCGCCATGGGCAACGCAACTTCCGATTGTTCCTTGGGAAAGCGGGGGAAGGGGCTTCCCGGTTACTTTCTCGGTCAATTGCCATAGGTGGGAATTTTCGGGGATATCCCCCCCACCCATCAACTCGGTTTCCGAAATCGTAGGGTTGGGAAGCGATTCCAAAACCGAATCAATTTCCCCGGCCGTAGGTTCCACCCATCCGAAAGAATGGTTTGCGGGGTGGGTTTCCTCTTTGTCTATTGCCACTTTTTGCGCTCCGGTTAGTTCCCAATTTGCTTGCAAGCCGAAACAACATCCGCCAAAACGGCCGCGATTCCGTCAACCGTTTGGGTTCCTGGTTGTTGGTTAAGCCAATCCCCAAAGCGAAATCCTTTCCAATTGTCCTTGGCCCCCGATTCCGAAAGCCCTTTGCCAACCGCGTCCAAAAGTTGTTGCGGGTTCCAGGATAGCCCACCGGCTTGGGAGATTGCCGATTCGATAGGGTCGATTGCTTTTTGCGCTCCGGCCTTGCGTTTCTCCGGATCTTCCACCGAAGCGAAAAGCGCGGCTTTAAAGCTTTGCGCGCGGGGGCTTAGTTTTGTTTCGGGGTCCGGGGTTGGCGTTGGTGTTGGTGTCGGCGTTGGGGAATTTTTCGACGGAAGGAAAAGCGCGATTCCCGGCCCGGTAATTTTGGTGCCTTCGGTTCCCACCGATACCACAACGGGGGCGGATATTTCCAATTTGGCTTTGGCGCTTGGTAGAATCGTAACTTCGGTTTGATTAGCCAAAAGGCCAACCAGAAAAAAAAGGTTCATTGAACACCCCGAAACTTTTTTGATTTTCAAAAGGGAAATACTTATCGGCCGGAATAGTCTTCTTTTCGGGTCTTTTTACTATGGCAACTTTTGCAAAGGGCTTGCAAGTTGGCCTGGTCGTATTTCTCCCCACCCTTTGCCATGGGCAAAATGTGGTCAACCTCGTTGGCTCCGTGGTTGCAACGGACGCAAAAGGGATTATGGGCCAAATACCAAAGCCGGAATTTTTGCCAACCCGAATCATAACCGCGCGCGTGGGCGTTGGGTCTTTCCCCGTGGGAGGCTTGGCCCTTCCCCCGTTTGTGCCTGGTTGGCTTATGTGGGGTTGGCATTGAGGTCCAAAAACAGAATGGATTTGTGAAGGTATCGCAAGGCTTCACGAACCGGGAACCCGGCCAAGGGCAACAAAGCCCGATCCAGGGCGCGGTATCCGCCCAAGTGGCAGTCCTGGTTGGGGTGAATTTGGTTACGGTCTTGCGTAAATACAAACCGCTTCCAGCGTTTTGAGGTCCAAACAAAAAGCAAAAATTCCCGGATCCATTCGTTGGGCCAATGGTGGAAAACATCCTTGGCCAATAGCAAATCCCCGGCCGGAATATTTTCCCGGTTGTGGTAAAAATCCATTTGCAACCAATTGCGTTCGGGGAAAGCTTTTTGGCAATGGGCAATAGATTGGGCGTGGATATCCAACCCCGTATAAACTTCGGTTTGAATTTTGGTTCCAATGAACCCATCCCCCGAACCAAGGTCCACAACCGAACGGGCCGAAGAAAACGCAATCAAAGAGTTAATTGCGTGTAAATAGGGCAAGGATTCCACCGAATTGGAACCGGCTCCAGATCCATCCCCCCAAACCTTTTTGCCATAAATGGCCGAAAATACTTTTGCGGGGTCGCGTTCCTTTTGCAAGATTTGGGCAAAGTGGTCAAATACGCGGGCCTCCAAGGGCAACCCATATTTGGGGTTGGCGTATTGGGAGTTCCCGGCGGGGATATCTTCGGGCCGGAATAGCTTCCCCTGGCAACGGTGAACAAAAAGCGGGGAACCAAAAAACGGACAAACAAAGGCGGTTTCTTTCCAGGGGGCCAACCCCAAATTGTGGATCGGGGTTTGGGACATGGCAAAGGCGACACGCCAAGTATCCTGGTCCCCAAACATATGTTGATAAAAAAAATCACTATGTTGATTCATCCAATGGGCCAAAACAATTTCGGGCCAAACCTTGGGGCGGCAAATCCCCAATTGCCCACCCTGAATAGGGGGAACCCCGCTTTCCCCCTTCGGGAAAACATTGGGCCATTTGACATTGTGCAGGGTGTTGGGAAGGTCTTCCCAAAAAACAAAACCCTTTTCCTCCACCAAATCCAAAAAGCCGGACGGGTCGGCAACCGCGTAGGCGTCGGCGTCCAAGTAAAGGACGGTTTCAAACTTTGTATTTGCGATTGCGTAAAGCTTCGATTCCCACCCCCGAAGAATGCGAACCGAACCCGGACGGCTTTGGGCGTGGGCTTTTGCGTCAATGAGTTCCACGGGCCCAAGCCCTTCCAGGTCGGCCGCGTCAACGGGTTCCTCGTCCCCACGAAACCAAAGTTCCACCGGCAAATTGGAACCCACTTCGCGCAACATCCGAACCGCAAGAACCATCCCTGGCCAGTATTTCCCACCCCCGCAAAGAATCGCCCCCCGGCCGGATCCGGAATTTTGCGGAACGGTTCGGGAAGATCGGGCCACCAATTCCAGGGCGGCTTTGTGCCGTTCGATTTGTTCCGGGGAATGGGACCAATTGGGGGGGATATGGGCCAATTCGGGCCCTTTCAATGGGTCCACAAACTCCGGGAAATAGCGGTAAATGGATTGGCCGGTTTCTTTCATGGGGCCTCATATTCCTCACATTCAAAGCATTGGGGCAACCCGGGTTCCAAAGGGTGGGTTCCAATTTTCACAACCCGGCCTTTTAAAGCGCAATCAAAAACCTTGGGGCATCCACAATTTTTGGACTCGACCAAAACGGCTCCAAGGCGTTTGCATGGGATCCGGATTTGGTTCCACCGGGCAAGTTGCTTTTTTTGTTCCGGGGTTGCTTCCTGAATCGAACGGTTAAAAAGCTTGGCGTACCGAATATCTTTTGCGGCCAAATCGCAAAAAAAGCATTCGGGGAATGGGACATCATGGCCGCAAGGAATCGCAACGGTTGGCAAAGGTTGTTCCATTATTCAAACACCAAAGAACCTTGGGTGGGTCCACCACCCGAACCGCCACCGGAACCACCACCCGAACCGCTTCCCGGCCCGCTTCCCGAACCTGGAACCGAACCCGAAGGGGAACCGCTTCCCGAACCTGGAACCGAACCGGAACCGGGCGCGGGCCCGGAAACCGTGCAAGGGGCCATGGTTGCGCCCATGCAATCCATCGGCGTGGAATAAGGGCCGGAAACCGAAGCGTAGCCGGTGGGTGGTGTTGCCGGGCTTCCGGTGGGATAGGTCTGCGAAAGGCAAAAGGGTTGGCCCCCATTGCCAAACGGGTCGCAAACCTTGAACCAGACGGTATAGGTTTGGGGCGGAATTGAACCCGAAGGAGGGAACCCGGATTCGGAAGGAACCGAACCGCCCCCGGAAGTAGTTCCCCCGGAGGTTGCGCCCCCGGAAGTGGAACCACCAGAACCAGGGCAAGGGGCTTCGGTGACGATGAACTTTGTACCATGGGGAACAAAGGCCAAAGCGCCATTGATTGGGGAATCGGTAACGGTCATTTCCCAATAAAATGGTTCGCAAGAAATAACCCGCCTGGTAGTGGTCCCGGCGTAAACATCCAATAAATCCAATCTGTAAAAAGGGCGATCCAATAAAGTGGGATCCGCAATAATTTCTGCGCAAGTTGTGGAAACATAAGAAGGGGGGGAGGTATAGCAAGTCTCATTGTCGCATATTAAGGCACCATACAAATAACCGGAAGGATAACATGGGGGCAATTTTGGAAGTAAATTTCCCTGTTTATAAAAATAACCAGCTTGGAAATGTTTAGGTAGAAATAATTGCGGAGATTCAACAGGAGAAAATGGGGCAATTGTAACAGTTTGCCCATTACAAAGGCCATAACATCCGGCAACAGAACCAGATGGGCAAATGATCGTAAGTTGAAGACACTTTCCCTTAAGGGTTGGACAACATGGAAAAATAAATTGGTTACCACAACAGGCAGGGCAAATAAGTTTGGAAACGGTTGCGCCCGTTTGGCCCGAACCACTAGCAATTATTGAACCGCTCATTAGGCAAAGGCCCCATAGATCCACCGTTTGGTAACATTCAAAACCCCATTAACGCAAGCAATATCCGTAACCACCTGGATTTGCCCCGGCCCACCGGAACCCGAACCGGATCCCCCTGAAACCACAACCGGAACCGAACCGGAAACCACCGGAACCGAACCGGCGCCCGAACCGGCGGTTGCAATCGAACCTACAACCCAAACATCGGCGCACAAAACCGCAATGGCAAAGGCACCCACGGTAAGGGCCCCGTTGATTCCGTAAACCAAAACCGAATCAAATTGGTTTTTAGTTGGCGCGCTTCCCCCGGCGGTTCCAGGAAAAAACGCAAAGTTCAAGCCGATAAGCTTTCCGGCCTGGGTTCCATCGGAATTGGGATTGCCGGTTACCTGAACTATTGCGGTTGGCCTGGAACCCTGGTCGGTTGGGTCTTTGAACGGGGTTCCGGTTTCCCCGCGCAAGCGGCGCTCGTAGTCAACCAACATATCGTTCAACCGCAAAACGGTTTCCCGATCCAAGGCAAATCCGGCCATTTATTTCCCCTTTACTGGATTTGCTTTGTGTCAAACAATGTTGGGCCAATTTACCCGGTAGCGGATCTTTTGCCAGACATAATAGCTTTTATTGTCCACCGGATTTGGTCCACGGTATTTGGGCAAAAGGGTTGGAACCCCGCAACCGTCAAGCATCACCGGGGTATTCAAAGGCGCCCCGGTTGGGTCATTCAACCGGACGGTTGCGGCGGCTTTCGCGTTTCCATCCCCGTTTGGGTTAATTATTGCCCCCGTGTAAGTGTCCCCATAAAAACCGGTATTGGCTTTGAATTCGTCCCACGGGGAAACATTTCCAATCGACGCAAGTCTTTGTAGGCTTTCCATTAGGACTTGGTTTGTGCGCAAAGAAAACGGGTTGCGAACATGAACCGTAATGGACCAACGGTAATAAGATATCCCCTCTTCGGCAACCGGGTTGGAAGAACTGTTTTTCAAACATCCGCAATAAGACGAAATTGTGTAAGGGCCAATGATCCATTCGTTTAGGTTTACTGATTCCTTATTTCCAATCCAAAGATAGGAAATAGGGGTTGGCATATTCCAGGACGCGTTAATGACAATTTCACTTCGGGCAACTTCCACCGGGGGCAAAAACGGATAGCCCAAAACATTGGCCGACTGGTTGCCGTTCAAATCGCATATCAAAGCTTCGGTATAGCTGGAAGAACTAACCGAAACATCGGCCGGACGGTAAAGCGGATTTTGTACCCTGGAAGCGGGGGCGATCCCCTCTTGTTGTCCGGCCGTGTTGGGACTTGCGCCACCACCACCGGCAACCGTTCCACCCCCGGCGCCCCCTCCCCCTCCACCCATCGAATAGGAATCCGGATTGGAGGAAAAGGTATACGAAACTTTCCAATGGTAACCGTCCGAATTGTCCCACGGACTAACCTGGATGTCAACCACATAAGCCCACGGGTCCACGGGGTGTACCGCGTTTATGGAATAGCCGGTTAGAATTCCGGTTGCGGCGCCCACCAAAAAAGGATCCAAATTCAATTCTTTGATTTTGACGAAAAAACTTTTGGTATAGGTTCGGGCAAAGCTTTTGTTTACGGCGGCGGTTCGGTCGGTTTGTTCCTGGTAGGTCAAAACCTCACAAATTGCCCCGGAATAGATCGAACCGGAAGGCCAATAAACAACGGGCATTTTCTATCCTTTCCGTCCAGTTTGATGAAACCTAACCGCGCGCAAAGGCCACAACGGTTGGGGCGCCACCCATCCGGGAAACCGAAGCGGCAATATCTTTGAGGAAATCCCTTTGGGCTTGCGCGTCCTCATGGGCTTGCATTGCGGCCGCTTGAATGGTTTGTTCCGTGGTCAATCTTTGTGTCCCAAACCGTTCGGAAATCCGGGCTTCCACTTCGGACGCGCTTCCCAAACTTTGGCTTTGGACCATCAAATTGGATTCGGCCGCGCGGAAATTTTTCACCAACCCGGCAATGGCCCGCGCTCCGGCATCTTCGGTAAAGGCGGCAACATTCAGCCCGGCGGCGCCAACCTCGCGGCCTTGGATTTCGATTTGTTCCAGGGTTTTGGTTAGCCCACCCAAGGCCCCGGCCGTATTAAAAAGCCCTTCCGAAAAATCGTAGGCTTTTTGGGCAACCTCGTTTTTGAGGGTGGAAAGGGTTTGGCCCAACCATTCCACCCCGGCAACCCCGGCTTTCGCCATTTGGTCCGCAATGGATTGCGCTTGTTTGGCTTTGTCGGCAAAAGCCTTGGCCGCTTGGCCGGTTGTGTCCAGACTTTCGGAAAAGCTTTGGGCGCTGGCAATTGCTTTGCCTTGGGCAACGGCCGTTTCTTGCGCTTGTTTTGCCTGGATTTGCGCCATGTTGGGCCCGGCCTGGTTGGGATTGAACACCCCACCACCGGCCCTAAACCCGTTAAAATTTCCGATCAATCCGGCCAACCCATTTTCCAACCGATCCGAACCAAGCGGGTTGGCGCTGAAAAACTTTTTGGGTGGGCCGCTTGGTCCGCCAAAAATCCCATCGTAAATTGCTTCAATGGTTCCCGTAATCGGTCGCTTTAACATTTCCTTAATATGGTCGAAAAATCGAACGGAACCTTCCAAAGCACTTTCCAATTTTTGCGCAATGGTTTCCAGGTATTTAAGGCTTTCTTCCAATCCTTGGACAAACGCAACCAAAAAAACGGAACCCTTTTCCAAAACCGTTTGGAAAAAATCTCCCCCGGCTTTGAAGGAATCCCCGATATCGTCAAACGCGTTGCCCAATGGGCCAATCAGGGTTTCCACCAATTGGCGCCCCGCGTCCAAAAAGCCCCTAGAAAACTCTTCGATTGCGCCAATGTTGAAAGTTTTGGCTATGTATTCACCGATCCGGGCAAAAGTGTCTTGCGCGGTTTGGGTGAATTTGGCAACCAATCCGGACAAAGTCCGGTCGGCCGCTTGGGCGGCGGCTTGCATTTCGGGGGAGGCGGCCGCATTGGTTAGGGCGCGGCCCGCAACCTCTCCGGAAATCTCCCCACGGGCCGCGCGCGCGGCCGCATCGGCAACGGAAACTTGGGCGCCTTCCATCCGGGAAAGCTCTTCGGCCAAGGCGCGGTAAATCGGGATTCCTTCGGACGCAAGCTTATCAAGGCTTTCCACACTCGCAAAGGTTGCTTTTGCGAAATCGGCCGACGCTTGCACCAATCGGCCCAAGCCCCCTTCCCCCAAGGCCCCCGCCACTTTTGCAAATTGGGTTAAGGCGCTGGTAGCATCCACCAAACCAAGCCCGGCGCCCATCAAGGTTTTGAGGTCTCCGGCCAATTCCCCCAAATCGGTTCCGGTATTTCGGCTAATGTTGCGCAATTGCGCAAAAGCAATATTGGCCGCTTCGGCATTCCCCGCAACCAAGGTCAAACCTTTGGCGGCTTTCTCCTGGTTCATTAGTTGGGCAAAGGGTTGGCCAAGCGTTTTGCCCAACTTGGCCGCAAGCTCCAAACCCTGGTTCAATGGTCCAACCAAACCGGCCAAGGCCACCCCGGGAAGGGCGGTTACCTTGAAAGCGGCTTGGGCCATGGTCGCGAAAGTTTTGAACCCTTGGCCCACTTGGCGCAACCCCTCTTTGTATTGGGACGCGTCAAGGCCAAGTTGTACAAACGGGTAGGCAATAACCCCTTTTTTCGCCACGGTTAATTATCCCCCTCTTTATCTTTTTTGTAGTCTTTGGCGCGTTGGCTTAGGCGCTCCAAAAATCGTTCAATGCTGGATTTTGGTTTGGGGTTGGTTCCCCACCAATCTGCAATCAGGCTTCCAGGTTCGGGCCGGTCATCGGCTTTGATGTGGGGAAGCAACCCGTATTCCAGGGCCCGGCCAAAGTGGATATCTTCCCGGCGTCTGGACCAAGGTTCGATTCCTTCCAGAATCAACCACCCTTGCAATTCATCGGCCCCCATCCGCCCGCAAAGTTCGCGGACGGTCATTTTGAGATACCCCGCAAGCGCAAAAAGGGCGCGCGCCAACGGGTCGTTTCTTAGTTTTTTTCCAAGTCCTCTTGCGCTTGGACGGTGTTTTTGTTTTTCGCCATGGATTCGGCCAAAAGGATTTCGGCCAACGGCTCTTTGATTTGCAGGCAAGCCGATTCCATCCCCACGGGAATCAACCGTTCCCCGTTTGGTTTGGCCAAACATCTACCCAAATAGGCGCAAATCAGGATTTTGAT